GATCGCGGAAACCTGGGGCGCCTCTCAACTCCCCACCCCCCACGATGACGAGGACGAACACCTGAGATGACTGGAGCCGTACCAGCGGCTGAACCGGCTGCCACTGCGGCGCCCGGTAACGCCACCCTTTTGTCTGTCGGCAGTCCGCCCGCCGAGCCGACAACCCCACCGCCGACTGAACCGCCGAAGCAGCCCGAGCCGGGGCCTGAAGTCGACCCCGTCGAACCGCCCAAGGAAGGCGAAGAGCCCGAGGGCACCGAGCCGGAGGCCAAGGGTCCGCCGGACGAGTACGTGTTCGGCGCACCCGAGGGCGTGACGCTCGACCCGACCGCGGTCGAGGTGTTCACCCCGGTCGCCAAAGAGCTGGGCTTCACGCAGGAGCAGGCGCAGCGCGTCGTCGACGTCTATGCCCAGCTCCGCCAGCAGGAGGCCGAGGCGACCGTCGCTCTGCGCGATCAGTGGGCCAGACAGGTCGTCGCCGACAAGGAACTCGGCGGCGCCAAGATGGTGCAGCAGGTCGAGGCGGCCAACAAGGTGCTCAAGCAGTTCGGCACGCCGGGGCTCAACGAGGTCCTCCAGGCCACCGGGCTCTGCAATCACCCCGAAATGGTCCGGCTGCTGGCCCGCGTCGGTGCTGAGTTCGCCGACGACACCCACACCACCGGCAGCGGCCAGCCCGTCCAGGGCGAGGACTTCGCGACCGGATTTTTCCGCAAAATGCCCAAGCTCGAAGGGGTCAGCTAAATGGCTACAATCGGAACCACTGCGCTTACCCTTATCGATTGGGCTAAGCGCGTCGACCCCAACGGCAACACCGCCGATCTGGTCGAACTGCTCAACACCAGCAACCCGATCCTGACGGACGCCGCGGTGGTTGAGGGCAATCTGCCGACCGGGCACCGAACCACGGTGCGCACCGGTCTGCCGGCCGTGGCATGGCGCCTCCTGAACTACGGCATTCAGCCCAGCAAGAGCACGACGGTCCAGGTCGACGATACGGCCGGTATGCTCGAGGGTTATTCTCAGGTCGATAAAGATCTGGCCCAACTTAACGGCAATACAGCGTCGTTCCGCATGAGTGAAGACCGCTCGTTTATTGAGAGCATGTCTCAGGAAATGGCGAGCACGCTGTGGTACGGCAATACGGCGACGGATCCCAAAAAATTCCTCGGCCTGTCGCCGCGCTATGCCAGCCTGAGCGCTGCCAATGCCGACAACATCATCGACGGCGGCGGCACCCAGACCGACAATGCCAGCGTCTGGCTGATCACCTGGAGCGATCAAGCGACGCACCTGATCTTCCCGAAAGGCAGCGCTGCTGGCCTGCAGTCGCGCGACCTCGGCGAGCAGACGCTGATCGACGCGGCGGGCGGCCTCTATCAGGGCTATCGGTCGCATTACAAATGGAATGTCGGCATGTCGGTGCGCGACTGGCGCTACAACGTCAGGATCTGCAACATCGACGTTTCCAACCTGATCGCTGAAAGCTCCAACGCGAACCTGATCAAGCTGATGGTGCGCGCCACCCACCTGCTCCCGAGCGAGGGCATGGGCCGGTCGGTCTTTTACGTCAACAGGACCGTTTCGACGTGGTTGGACCTGCAAATGATGAACTCCACCAACGTCAACCTGACGCTCAGCCAAGCGGCCGGCGAGAGCGTGATGTCGTTCCGCGGCATCCCGGTGAGACGCTCTGACGCTTTGCTTTTGACGGAAGCCCGTGTGACATGACGTGTAACCACGGAAAGGCGTAACCACGGAAACAAGGAAACACGACATGTTCATGGACAGGCAAAACCTCTTCAGTTCGGCGCAGGCGGTCACGACAGGATCGACCGCCAGCACGGACGTCATCGACCTCGGCAGCGTGCGCGACATCGGTGCGGGCGAGGAGCTCGAGGTCATCGTCGTGATCGATACGACCTTCACGAGTGGTGGCTCGGGCACGATGGACTTCAAGCTGCAGACCGACAGCGCGGTCGGTTTCGGGACCGTGACGACGTTGTTCAGCACGGGCGCCATTGCCGTTGCAACGCTCGTTGCCGGCTACTCCGTCGCGCGGTGGAAAATCCCGAGGGGCGTCTCGCGCTATCTGCGCATGCAGTACGTGGTCGCCACGGCCGACATGACGGCCGGCACCATCACCTCTGGCATCTCGATCGGCAGGCAGGACACAGCGGTCTACGCCGACGCACTGTAACAGGAGAGACGAATGGCCCAGTATCGGGTGATCAAGAAGAGTTACATCCATGACCGGCTCTACGAACCGGGCGAGGTCGTGGAATACGATGGCCCGGCCGGGAGCGGCCTCGAACCGATTGGCAACGAGAAGCGCGCCCCGGAGCCAAGCCGCATCACTGGCATGCCGGGGCCTGATCCCGGCTCGCCACCGCCGCAGTCTCAGGGCAAGAGCGAGTATGACGAGGGCGGCCCAAATCGCCAGACCGCGATCCGCGAGTACGATGAGAAGCGGCTTGCCGATCAGGAGAACGATCAGGTGCCGTCTACGGAACCGCAGGCGCTCGCGCGCGCGGACGAAGCCGCGGGCAAGCACCAGAGCGACGCCGAAGACCCGAAAATCCAGGCGCGCAACGAGGCCATCACCGGGCCGCTGCCGGGCGATGTGCCTGTGCCCGCAACCGACGAAGGGCCAAAGCGGAAGTCGTCGAAGGCGCACGCCGAAAAGCCTGCGGAGGAGTAAATGGCAAGCAGCGAGGTCGAGATCGCCAACCTCGCGCTGTCACACGCGGGGGCTGGCGGCCCAATCGCCAGCCTCAGCGAGTCCAGCAACGAGGCGCGGGAGTGTCTGCTGCACTACTCCGCGTGTCGGGATACCATCCTGCGCAGTCACCAGTGGAACTTCGCGCTCCGTCAGACCGCGCTCGCCGACACGGGCGTCAGCGTCAGCGGCTGGGCCTATGTGTACCAGTTCCCCAGCGATGCGCTCGACATCCACGCCGTGCGCGCCGGTGGCTATGATCCGAATGCCATCATCTGGTCGACCGAAACCCTGCCTGCGTCGCTCGGCACGGCGGTGCTCTATCCGCCGGTTCCGTACAGCATCGGCGTGGCGGCCGATGGCATGGCGCGCACCATCCTGACCGACGCCTACGAGGCCTATGCGACCTATACCGCCGCGGTGACCAGTGTCCCGACGTTCGATCCGCTGTTTACGGATGCGCTGACGTTCCTGCTGGCAAGCCGCATCATTCCCCGGCTGACCGGCAAGCGGGACGCCATGGCGGAATGCTATAAGCTCTACCAGACCGTGCTCGGCGCGGCCATGACACGCGATGCCAACGAGGCGGCGCCGGCCGCGGTGCCGGAACCGGATTTCATACGAGCGAGGTACTGACGTGGTCGATAACCAACACCGTCTCGTAAAAGGTTATAGGGACCTGTCCGAAGACGAAATCTCGCTGATGAACCGCATCAAGGCGTTTGAGGGCGAGGTGGCCGACTTGCTCAAGGAACTGGACGCGGCAGCGTCGGGCGATCCGACAGCGGGGCGTTGGGCCAGTCTGGCGCGGACCAACCTCGAAACGGGGTTCATGTACGCGGTCAAGTCGGTGGCTCGACCTGACGGCGGGATCGGGCGCAAGTCCTAAGCACTGATGGTCAGGCCGTACACCAACGCGGTTCCGCAGCGGAGCTTCAGCGGCGGGGAGCTTGCGCCGTCTCTCCATGCCCGCAGCGACCTCGCCAAATACTCGTCTGGCGCCAAGACGCTCCGCAACATGTTCGTCCACGCCCATGGCGGCGCCAGCAATCGTCCCGGCACCAAGTACGTTGCCGAGGTCAAGAACTCGGCCGCGCGGGTCCGGCTGATCCCGTTCCAGTTCAGCAGCAGCCAGACCTACGTGCTGGAGTTCGGCAACCTGTACATGCGGGTCTACCGCGACGGCGGGCAGGTCCTGAGCGGCGGCGTGCCGTATGAAATTGCGACGCCCTATGTGACGGCCGATCTGCCCACGCTCAAGTTCGTCCAGTCCGCCGACGTCATGACGATCACCCACCCGTCCTATGCCTCGCGCAACCTGTCGCGCACCGGGCACACGGCGTGGACTCTGGCGACGATCTCGCTGGCGCCGGCATTGGCAGCGCCGGCCGGACCTGCCGCGACGCCGACCGCCGGCACCGGGGCGGGCGCTTCCATCACGTTTTCGTACAAGGTCACCGCAGTCAACACAGGGACGCTCGAGGAGAGTGTGGCGAGCGTCGCGGCCACGTGTTCCAACTTCGCCCTCAATCCGGCGACCGGCACGTTCAACACGATCACGTGGTCGGCCGTCGTCGGGGCGGCCAAATACAACATATATAAAGAGACCAATGGCGGCGGCATCCACGGCTACATCGGGTCGGCGACCGCGCTGACGTTCCTGGACAGCAACCTGGCCGGCGACGAGGCCGACACGCCGCCGGAGACCCGCGATCCTTTCGCCGCGTCAAATTTCCCCGGTGTCGTCACCTATCACCAGCAGCGCCGCGTCTTTGGCGGATCGACCTCGGCGCCGCAGACGGTTTGGATGTCGCAATCCGGCAACTACCAGAACTTCAACGTGTCCAGTCCGAGCCGCGACGATGACGGCGTGACGTTCACTCTGGCATCGCCCCTGGTCAACGAGATCCGCCATTTCGTGGCGCTCAACGACCTGCTCGTGCTGACGTCGGGCGGCGAGTTCAAGGTCACCGGCGGTGGCAGTTCGGGGGGCGATCCAATTACGCCCAGCGCGGTGCTGGTCCGGCCGCAGGGCTATCGCGGATCGTCCCACGTGCCGCCGCTGGTGGTCGGCGAAACGGCCCTTTTCGTGCAGGCCAAGGGCAGCATCGTTCGGGATCTGGGCTACAGTTTGGAGTCCGATGGCTATACCGGCAACGACCTGTCGGTGCTCGCCAACCATTTGTTCGAAAGCAACACCGTCGCCGAATGGGCCTATGCGCAGGCGCCGCACTCCATCGTGTGGGCGGTGATGGCGGACGGCGCGCTGCTGAGCCTGACATACCTCAAGGAGCATCAGGTCTGGGCGTGGTGCCAGCACGACACTGAGGGCGTGTTCGAGTCCGTGGCCGTGGTGTCGGAGGGGTCGGAGGACGCGGTTTATGTCTCGGTGCTGCGGACGCTCAATACCGGCGGGCCGACCCGGTTCATCGAGCGCTTCCAATCTCGCGTCGTCAACGACGTGAGTGACGCGTATTTCGTCGACTGCGGGCTGACCTACGACGGCATTCCGGCCACGACCATCAGTGGTCTGACCCACCTCGAGGGCGAGGAGGTCACCATCCTGGCCGATGGCAGCGTGTCGGCGTCACAGACGGTGACCGGCGGGGCGATCACCCTGCCGCACTCGGCATCGGTCGTGCATGTCGGGCTCGGCTATACCGCGGAGCTGCAGACACTCGACCTCGACCTCAGCAGCCTGCGCCAGTCGGCCAATGCGAAACGGCGGGTGACGGAGGTGCTGGTCAAGGTCGAGCGCTCGCGCGGGCTGTGGGCCGGGCCGGATGCCGATCACATGACGGAAGTGAAGCAGCGTGATTTTGAGCCATATGGCGATCCCATCGCCCTGTTCACTGGCGACTTCAAGTTGAGTATTCCGCCGTCTTGGGGCAGGAGTGGATCAATCGTGCTGCAGCAGCGCGACCCGCTGCCGCTGACGGTGCTGGCCGTCATTCCGGAGGTGGATGTTGGGGGCTAGGCTCGAGGTCGTTCCGGCGACCGCGGAGTATGGGCGCGCGGTCGCGGCGTCGATGCGCCCGGCGGACATTGCCGAGGTCTGGGCGCTCGCCCGCCACTCGCCCAGGCAGGCGGTCGAGCTGTCGCTGGCAGCGCCCGGCGAGCAACTGGCGTTCATCGCCGACGACATGCCGCTGGCGGTGTTCGGCTGTTCCGCCACGGCAATCAACGGCATCGGCACGCCGTGGCTGCTGGGCGCGGTCGGCGTCGAGCGCCATGCCCGGCAGTTCCTCCGCCTGGGCCGCGCCCACGTCGCGCGCTGGGCGGCCGAGTACGACGACCTGATCAATGTCGTGGACGAGCGGAACCGGGATAGCATCCGCTGGCTGCACCGGCTCGGCTTCCACTTCGAGGCGCCGGTCCTGCTCGGGCCGGATGCGTGTTTATTTTTGCCGTTCCATTTGAGGCGTTCCGATGTGTGAGCCGGTAACCCTGACAGCCCTTGGCGCCGGCATCGCGGCCTATGCCGGCACGACCGCGACGGTGGTCGGGCTCGGAACCCTGGGCACCCTGGCGGTTGCGTCGACCGTGGCGTCCGGCGTCATGGCGGCCGGCGGAGCGATCAAGCAGGGACAGGCGGCCAAGGCGCAGGCCAGGTATCAGTCGCAGGTTGAAAGAAACAATTCGCAAATTGCCACCTGGCAGGCGCAGGACGCGGTCGACCGGGGCAAGATCGCGGAGCAGCGGCAGCGTCTCCAGGTCGCGAGGCTGGCAGGAACGCAACGCGCCACCTTCGGATCGAGTGGCGTAGAGCTAAGTTCCGGCTCGCCGCTCGACGTGCTGGGCGACACGGCGCAGTTGGGTGAATTGGACGCTCTTACAATCAGAAGTAATGCAGAGCGCGAAGCCTATGGCTTCCGCGCACAGAGCCAGAACCTGCAGGCACAGAGCGGACTGACGCAACTGGCGGGAAGAAATTCACAACAAGCCTCGTATATCAGCGCCGGCTCCAGCCTGCTGAGCAGTGCCGCGACGGCCGGGGATCGGTTTGCAACCTATCGTTATTACAGGGGCGGCAAATGATCGGAGTACGCCTGAAGTCCGCTAGTAATTCTCGCAATATCCCGGCATGCTGGACAGGTCATGGTCGGGCGCGGTCCGGAGTGGTGGGGCGCGGCTTGGCGGGGCGCGGCGGGTTACGGCGCGGTCAGGCGCGGCTTGGCGAGGCATGGATGGGGGGCGTCAGCAATGACGTCCCCTTTTGCATGATGGGAGCCAACTGATGCCTCGCGTTCCTCAATACGACGGCCCGCAGGTCGCTCCGCAACCCTTGCGCGTGTCGCAGGATATCCGAAGCACACCTGCGGCATTCGGTGGGGCGACGGCGCAGGCCTTCGAGCAAGCCGGCCAGCAGATGGGTCAGGTCGCATCGCTGATTGACCGGCGGGCCGAGCAGCATGCCAAGGAAGATAGCGAACTGGCGGCCTTCAACGCCTACACCGAAGCCAGCCAGCGGACGCAGAAGCTGTTCTACGAGGGCGACAACGCGATCTATCAGCGGCGCGGCGGGCAGGCGATTGGCAGCGCCAACGAGGCCGCGACCGAGTTGAAGCGGATCGGCGAGGAAACCGGCACCGGCCTGACCAGCCCTTACGCCAAGATGCAGTTCGACAAGCTGTGGGCGCGGCATCAGGACAGCGAAATGGGCGCCGTCTCCCGGCACGAGGCCGGGCAGCGCCAGGAGTACCGCGACCAGACCACGGCGGGCATCATCGCCACGTCGCAAAATCAGGCGGTGCTGCGCTACAACGATCCGAAGGAAGTCGAGAGCCAGATCGGGCTCGGCGAACTGGCGATCAGGGCCAATGCCAAGGGCCTGCCGCCCGATCAGGTCGAGGCGCAGGTTCTCAAGATGCGCTCCGGCATTCAGAAAGCGGTCGTGCTCCGGATGGCGACCGACAATCCGCTGGCGGCGCAGAAATACTACCAGGAGCATGCCGCCGACTTCGACGCCGACGACAACGTCACGCTCCAGCGCACGCTCGCCGCTCCCGTCAAGCGGGCCGAGGCCAGGATCGAGGGCGAGAAGGTCATCAACGAGGTGACCGAGACCAGGGCGGCACAGCCCGGCACCGTCAAGAGCGCCATGCGGTCGGTCGAGAGCAACGACCAGCAGTTCGACAAGGATGGCAAGGTGCTGACCAGCAGCGCCGGCAATTTCGGGGCCATGCAGATCAACGACGTTTCGGGCGCGGAAGCGGCGGCGGCGCTCGGCATTCCATACGATCCGGCCAAGGCGAGGTCCGACAAAGCCTACAATATCAAACTTGGCGAAAAGTATTACGACATCCAGTTCGACAAATACGGCAACCGGACGCTCGCCCTGGCGGCCTACAACGCCGGAGGCAAGAATGTCGATGACTGGATCAAACAGTTCGGCGACCCGCGCACCGGGGCGATTACCGATGCGGCGTGGGCGGCCAAGATCCCGTTCAAGGAAACCAAGCAGTATATCGTCCGCGTCGAGGGCAAGATCCGGGGCGGCGTCGAGAACAACATCGACCTGACTCGGGCCGACGAGATCGTGCGCGACCGGTTCGCCGACGATCCCGAGAAGCAGGACGCGGTCAACGCCCATATCCAGCGGCAGAACGCACTGCGCGAACAGGCCCTACGAGATCGTCAACAGACGGCTTGGACTACCGCGTTGCAGCACATCGAGAACGGCGGCAGCGTCGACAACCTGCCGCCCGACGTGCAGGAGAACCTCGCCCCCGGACGCATCCACGACCTTGAGGCCAAGGAAACCGCCCGCATCCGGGGCCAGGACAAGCCGGAGAACCCGAAGGAACTCGACCGCCTGATGGCGATGTCCGTCACCGACCCGGAAAAGTTCCTTGCGGAAGACCCCACCAAGTGGGAGCTGCCGCGCGCCCAGGTGACGTCGCTGATCGGCCGCAAAGCCGCGCTGATGACCAAGGAAGCCAAGGAAGATGCCAAGCAGCAGGATATCAAGAAGGCCCTCTCCCTGACCGCCAACTTGCTGCGCGCGGCCAAGATCGACCCGACGCCCAAGGACGACAAGTCCAAGGACGCCGAGGTCGTGAATGCCTACACGGCGCGGCTGATGGAGCGCTTGGAGGAGTTCAGGACCAAGGAAGGGAGGCGGGCGACCGACGCCGAGGTGATAGCGATGGGCCAGGACCTGCTGCTGCCCGGCCGGCTGCGCGATGCCGGCTGGTTCGGCACCGACCCGGAGACGCTCGCGTTTAAAGTCCTGACCCCGGAACAGCGCTCGCAGTTCTACGTGCCGTTCGATGCCATCCCGGCCAACGAGAAGGCCGACATCGTCAAGGTGCTGGGGCCGCGTGCGACCAACGATCTGGTCGAGCAGATCTATGCAGCGACCCGGCGCAAGGATCTGCCGGAGGTCCAGCGGCTGCTGAAGTCGCCGACGGTGACGCCGCCGGGTCCTGGGGCCACCACCGTCCCGGTGCCGTAGATGGGAGACTTCACCGACCTGCTCGGGCAGCCTAACGAAGTGCTCCCCGATCCTCTCGCCACGCCCGCGACCCAGCCGCCACAGCGCAAGAGCCAGTTCCAGTCGCTGATCGACGGCCCGAGCGAGCAGGACCTGCGCCTGGGCATCAACCTGAACGGTGCGGCCAGCACCACACCCGACGCGCACGCCAAGGCCATGGACATCGGCGGTACCATCGGCGCTCCGGCCGACTCTGTCGCGGCCAACCTCAAGGAGACCGAGCATCTCGCCAAGCTGCAACGCTACCGCGAGGCGCTGACCGACGCGCCGAAGATGTCCAAATTGCTGGCCGAGGATCCGGACATCGCCAAGCTGGCGGCCGACGAGATCGAACTGCTGAGCAAGAACGAAAGCACGTTCGGCAAGATCCTGTCGGCGTTCTACGGCGGGTCGCCGGAAGCAGGCAGTAGGCTGGCCGACATCGGACGGGCGCTTCCGGCCGGGGGCTTGGAGGGGACCGGCATCGCGATGGAGGGCGTTGCCGCGCTGAATGACGTCATCGGCCGGACGGCGGCACGCGGGTACCGGGCGGTCGGGCTCGACGCCTTGGGCGATCTGGCCGACCCTGCGACGCGTCCCTGGTGGCTCAATCCGTCCGCGATCTTCGGGGCGGGAGGCACGGAACTCAGGGACGTCGGCAAAGCGGTCGGGCCGGACGAGGACCGGCAGAACCTCGCCACCGACATTGCCGGCGGGGTCGGGCAGGTGGCCGCGCAGATCGCCACCGTCCTGCTGACCGGCGGCGCCGCCAGCACCGCCTCGATGTTCGCTCAGGGCGCTGGCATCCTGGCCGAGCGGGTCGAGGAGCAGGGCAAAACCGGCACGGCCGAGGGCGACGCTGCCATCGTCATGGGCGCCAGCGTCACGGCGCTGACCGAGAAGCTGGGACTGGACGCTCTGCTCCACCGGGTGCCCCCGGCGATCCGGAACGGCATCCTGCGCACGCTGGTCGACATCGGCATCGGCGGCGGCATCGAGGCGGTGCAGGAGGTGACCGAGGGCATCCTCCATAACCTCATCGCACTGGTAACCATCGACCCCAACGCCAAGCTGCTGGAAGGCGTGGAGCAGGACGCCAAGGCGGCGGGCGGCACCGGGGCTGTGATCCGCGCGCTAGTCAACGCCGCGACCAAGGGCCGGCAGATATCGTCCAATGTCCAGAAGCAGCAGCGGGCCGGACAGGACGCCGCCACGGTCGAGGCGCTGGTCAAGGGCACGGCGGACAGCAAGCTCCGCGAGCGCAACCCCGATGCGTTCAGCGCGGTCATGGCGGCGCAGACGCAGGGCACGCCGGTCGAGATGTTCTATGTGCCGGCCGAGCGCATCGCGGAGCTGTATCAGACCGGCGGGCCGGTCGTTGACGGGGTTGACCCTCTTGACCAGATCGAGGGACTGCGCGAGCAGATCGCCGAGGCCGTGGCCGTCGGCGGCGACGTCGAAATCAGTGCGGCCGACTACCTCACCCACATCGCCCCGACCCCGCTGCACGGCGCGCTGAAGAACGACCTGCGTGCCAGCCGCGATGGCTGGAGCGTCAATCAGGCCAAGGAATTCGCGGAGAACCCCGAGCGCGAGGCCGAGGTGGCGGCGCTGGTCGAGCGGCAGGCGGATGCTGCCACAGCCGCAGCACCGGGGCAGGCGGTGTTCGATCAGGCCTATGCTGACCTGATGGACACCGGGCGCTACACGTCAGCGCAGGCGGCGGAGAAGGCGACGCTGACCCGCGAGAGGTTCGTCAGCCGGTCGCAGCGGGTCTTCGGCGGCACCGTCTCGCCGGAGGACCTGTACAAGGAAAGCCGGCTGCAGATCCTGGGTCCGACCGAGGCGGGCGACGTGGCTCCGGCCGGGGCGCTGAGCCAGGACGAGGGCTTCACGGTCGACGCCTTTCACGGCGATGGCCGAGCGGGCGATGGCGGAGCCGGACAAGGACAAGCCGGCCAAGGAATAGAACTCCTCCAGTCCGTCTTCCACGGATCGCCGCACATCTTCGACCGGTTCAGCACGGCGGCGATTGGGACTGGCGAGGGCGCGCAGGTCTACGGCTTCGGGCTGTATTTCGCCGGGAAGAAGGAGATCGCGCAGTACTACCGCGAGACGCTGGCCGGGCCGCAGATGACCTGGGACGGCGAGCCGGTCACTGCCCGGAACATCGATGCCGTCGAGGCGGAGGTCGTCAAGGCGCTGGGTGAAGAGGGCCGGCGGCTGACAATGTACCTGTGGGGTGCCGGCAGCGTCGCGGAACTGCGCCGGAAGTTCCCCGAACTGGAGATCAGCGCGAAAGCCGAGAAGTACCTCAACAAGCACCTGAAATCTTCCCCCGGCGGCCGGCTGTACACGGTCGAGATCCCCGACGACGGCGAGTACCTGCTGCACGACAAGCCGCTGAGCGAACAGCCGCAGGCGGTGCGGAAGGCGGTCGAGCAGGTGCTGGACGACTATGATA